AGAAACGATGAAAGCGGGTAAGGCGTCTCGTGAGAATGAGATGAGACTTAATAGAATGAAGACTCTTCTTAAGAAGGGTAATCTTACTAATCCAGCTTTCTATAATATATTAAATACGATAGATAAGGGTATTTTTGGTTTCGGTATTAACTTAAAGTTCCTAATGAATCCAGATTCACAGGAATTTGAAAAGCTATCTACTGACTTCACTAAGAACGCTAAAGATATCTTCGGATCTAGAGTGACACAAAGTGAAATTCAGCTCTTTTTGAAAACCATTCCTACATTGGCTCAAACTGATGAAGGAAAGAGAAGGGTTTTAAGAAACTGGGATAGGTTGAATAAAGCCGGAAAGCTTAAAAAGAAAGCTATGCTTGATATCATTGAAATGAATGGTGGAAGAAGACCTGCAGGGCTAGAAGCTCTCGTTGAAAAGAAGGTTGGACCTCAGCTAGATAAACTTGCTGAAGACTTTGCGGTAGGTAAAAAGAAAAAGAAAAAAGCTCCGTCCGGTATACTAGGAAGAATATTCTCAGGTATAGGAGCAGCTAAGGACTGGATGGAATCATAATCTCCTTTTTTGTGGGTAAACGAAAATCGTTACTTACATTTCTTTTGGCCAAGTGCGGTTTTGAAAACACTTGGCCATTTTTTCTGCTTCATCTGCAAGTTTATTGATGTTATAACAACGATCTATTCGCTTCATTCTTTTGACTTTTTCTTTTAGAACAATGGTTCTTTTAGGTTCTCTCTCTCTTGTTTTCCATTCATCTTTTTTTTTCTCCATGTTCATGCATGTCAGGACACTTAGAACAAACCATGAGATACCCATAAAGATAATTTTCGCAGCCATCTATCTCCTCCTACGTTTCTTTTTTTTAGATTTAAAATATTTCGGTAACTTTAATGATCGTAGAGTACGATAATGCTTAGGTCTAGCGAAGTAAATTCCTAGTAAAAAACAAATGAGCCCTAAAAGGTAGGCCATAGATCAACCTTTCCAGCTTGTCGAGCCGAGTCGGCACGAAAAATAGACGAAAAAAACGGGAGCCATATAGGCCCCCGTATCTTAGTAAATTTATGGAATGGTACTCCACAAATTCAGCTTATTTCTTGGATTATGATGGATGGTTATTCTTGGGCGTATACCATGATGTCATCATAATCTTCTTCAATAACTTCCTCTTCTAGTTCACTCAAAGGAGTTGATTCTTCTTTTTCTTCTTTTTTTTTTACTTGTTTCTTCTTAGGTTGTTCGACTATAAGGTCTTCTACAAGTTTCTCTTCTTCTTTATGAGAAGCGAGCCATCTCATAAACCTGATAGCTTGTACGCCACCAAATACGGCAGCTGCTGTTGTTGCTAGTGCTGGGTTAGCGGCAATCGCGGTGTATGTGCAGTAACCTGCCAAGCCGGTTGCTACTGCCGCAGCACTCAACAACATAGGACTACCGAGTACGGTATTAGTTAATTTATTTGCTGCAACGGTTGCACTCATGCGAGCATAACTCTTAGCTGCCATTGCTGATCTGTAAGCAAAATCTTCTGAGTCATACGATACTGATGCTTTGTATTCAGCGACACCTGTTCCAGCAACTCCACATAACATAGTTAACATTAGTAATGTTTTTTTCATGATAATCCCCCCGGATTTTTTCTAATACTTATCTGTTGTCCTCTAAGTCCTCTTCTCTTTCTTCGTCTTCTTCATCGAGATCTTCTTCGACGCACATCATTTCACGCTGTTTTCTTTTTCTTCGTAGTTTTCGTGCTTTTCTCATCATGCGTTCGTATTTTCTATCTCGACGTTCCATCATTCTTGTAAGGTGTGCAACTTCGTCCTTAAGTTCTTCTTCATACTTAAGACGAGCAATATCTATACCAGAGACCTTCTTTGTAACATAGTTAGCACCTGCTGCAATAAGATATGGAGCAGCTACTGTAGCAATAGGTCCTAATCCGTAAGGAATCAACGAAGATGCAGCTACTGAGCCTACAACACCAAGTGCTGGTACTGCAGCTGAACCTGCGCTAGAGAGTGCATTAGTTACGCTAGAAGTCCAAGATGTTGAAACTGGAGTGACTGGCGCTGCTGTAGCACCTGGAGCAACCCAAGATGCTGCTGCGGCTATGCCGGCACCGATTCCTGAACCTATTCCACCACCAAAAGCTGGCTTAGCAACTGACAATAACAACAAAAATAATAGAGTTTTTTTAGAGTTGTTCATGGTAGTCCCTTCTGTTTGTCCCCCCCGGGACGGTTTAACTAACTGAGTCCCCCCGACTCGTTATAAATATCTTACCATTACTTATTACTTATGTCAACAAATTAATTTCATTTATACAATTTCTTTAATTCATCGTGTAATTTCTGCTTCTTTTCGTCTAATTTCAGTAGTTTTTCGGTCAAATTCTGGAAGTTTTCGGCTCTTTTCCGGGCTGTCTCTAGTATTTCTTTGTCGATTTGCTCGATATGTAGCCATAATTGATCTTTTTTGTGCTGATTGCACCATAGAGTACATGAATAGCACAGCATTAAGAGAATGAATAACATGAATTTTCGATACTTTTTATCTATTTTTGCTGTGAATTGCTGTATTTTGCTATTTTTTGCCATTTCTAGCATTGCTCGCTTATCGAGACCTAGCACTGATGATATCTTACAAATAAGCTCAGGACGTGGTATTTCACCGTGAAGTTCGATCTTTGTGATATAGGAAGGAGATAGATCTTCTCCGAGTATTTTTATGAATTGCTCTACGGTCCATTCATTTCTTTGTCTGCATTTATATACTATCTCTCCAAATGAGTCTTTCATGATACCCTGACAGGACTGGAACTATTCCCCCTCAAGCAACTGTATATAGTGTAATTTAGGCCTTTTTTTCATACAATACAACTTCGTACAACCGCCTGAGGAGGTATTTTGTTACGGTTTGGTCGTATTTTTCTGCGGCCAGTTTAATCTCTCTTATTAATCCTGTTGGAAGGTCTAGTGAAAGACGTTCCCGCCCTAGACGTTTGGAACAGCCTCTTTCAGCTTTTTCTCTAGATATGTATAGATGGCGAGGATTGGTGCACACCTTGTTATCGCACACATGCCTGATGTAATGATGCTTAGGTATATTACCTTTTAGTACAAGCCACGCTGCTCGATGCGCACCAATACTTTTACCATCTACGTATACCCGAGGGTGTAATCCTTCCCTCAAAGCGCCCTTCCAGCCAAAGCAATCGTTTTCGTTTGCTGGAAGGACCCTAAATTTTTCCAAGGTTTTCAAAATCTTGGCTCTTTTAGCCATACCTATCTTCACCATTTCCTCATCCTTACGCTTCCTCTCTCTCGAGATTTGCTTTGTAATCTAGAGCTTTTTACGATTGCGAATTCGCAAGCTAGTTCGCGAAATTTCTTCGCAAGCTTTAGATATTTACGAAACTGATCTTTAGGAATCTCTTCGATATCCATGCCTATCTCTTCTACGAAAACATCGGCCACAAAAGGAATAGCCATGAATTCGGCATGAATCTCTCTGAGTTGTCGTTCAGAAAGCATTATGCGCCAGTGATAGCACTTATCGCAGCTTTGATGACTTCTGGATTAAGAGCCAAATATAGGGCTCCAGCACCTAGTGACATCCAAAACGTTTTACCAAAGATCGATTTCGTTGCTCTTATTACTACGTGAGGCTTCTTCTTCTTTGCATGCTCAGTGTGCTTCTTCCACTTTGCATAGTTAGCCTCGTTCCTTTTTGCTTTACTGTCTCGTCGTCGTTCTGCTTTCGTCTTAGCGTTTTGTTGTTGTTTTTTACGCTTTGCACGCTTTGCGCGTACCATCTCGATGTATTCTCTGCTGTTCTTTACTCCAAAAACTGGCGTAATAACGCCAAAACATAAGCAAAATGCTATAATCTTCTTCATATTTTATCCCTATTTCAAAGCCCTTAAGTAAGAGCGGTTAGACTCAGTGGGCGTGGTGTTCCCTGAAAAACCAGCCCTTACTTCCCCAAGTATACGCAATAAAAACCGTGCTAAAAAATGGCTACTTACACGATTTCTATTGGTAAAAACGATATCATTACTTATTACTTATGTCAACAAACTTTCCTAAACCTTCGCTTTTTTAGTTTTTCAGGTGTTACGGTTATATCGACAAATCTATTCATTTTTAAAAAGGAGTGAGTGATGGCTGTAAATAACAGGAAAAATTTACGTTATAACGTCTTCAATCCCGACCAGCTAGGTGGGATATACCAATCACCTATAGTTAATGAGAATCGTGCACCTACAACTGCAGACCTTTCTGATATTGGTACTGTTTGGGTTGATCAGAGTGCAGATGCTGCATACATTCTTACGAGTGTTGCTGCTGGGGCAGGAAACTGGGAAAACTTAGTTGATATTCCATCTGCAGGAACAGACGGACAAGTTTGGATTGGTGCTACAGGAGCAGCAGCTGCCTGGGCAAACATAACATCTACTGGTGGGTCTGTCACAATTACCAATGGTGCAAATACAATTAACCTTGAAGCAGCTGGTGTGGCAGCTCTCACCTCTCTTGATGGTGATGCTGGAACCGCAACCCCAGTAGCTGGTGTTATTACAATAGCTGGTGGAACAAATATAACGACAGCTGGTGCAGCAGGAACACTTACAGTTAATCTTGATGCGTCGCCTTCCGTAGCTGGTTCTCTTACAGCAGGTGTTGACCTTAATATGACATCTGGTGACTGTACAATTTCAGCAGACACTGATGGTGCACAAACAATTTACCTTCACGCTGACGGTGGAACATCTGAAACGATTGATATCCACTCGGACCAGGGAACCGGCGTAGCGTCGATCAACGTTCACTCGGATGTTGGTGGTGTTACTGTCGCATCTGGCCTTGCATCCGCTGACGCTATTAACATCAATGCATCAGATGCTGCTGGTGGCATAGATGTAGACTGCGGCACAGGCGGATTTATATGTGAGGTTGCAAACGGTGAAATTAGACTTGCTTCTGGAACAGGGGCAGTAAATATTGGAGCAGACGCAGCAGCCCACACGGTTACTGTTGGATCGACAACCACAACAGCTGCAACAGTAGTTCAGTCAGGAACAGGAGATTTAGCTCTTACGTCTACAGATGCTGTTACGGTTGATGCAGCTGGCGTGCTTGAGTTGAACTCATCAGCTGGTGTGATTGGTATCGGTAATGATGCTGTCGCTCAGAACATCAATATAGGTACAGGTGCAGCCGCAAGAACTATTACAATAGGTAATGCAACAGATGCAACAGCTATAGACCTCAATTGTGGAACTGGAGACATTACTGTAGGTACGAATGCAACAGCTCACACCGTTACTGTAGGTTCAACAAATACGACAAGTAACGCAATTATACAATCTGGAACAGGTGGAATCGCAGTCAATTCTGGCGGTGTATGTGATATTGATGCCGTCGGGGCTTTAAGCCTCAATTCCTCTACTGGCGTTATCAATATGGGTAATGATGTTGTTGCTCAGAATATTAACGTTGGTACTGGCGCAGCAGCCAGAACAATCACCATTGGTAATGGTACAGGTGCTACATCCGTTGTTCTTAATGCAGGAACAGGGGCTGTAAACATAGGTACAAACGCAGTTGCTCATACAACGACAGTCGGTACAACAACTGGTGCGGGTGCAACAACCGTTCAGGCAGGTACAGGTGACTTGATTGTTAACGGTGGTGGAGATGTAACTGTTGATGCTGCGGGTGTTCTAGAATTGAACTCATCTGCAGACGTTATTGGAATTGGTAACGATGCTGTAGCGCAAAATATCAATGTCGGTACGGGGGCTGCTGCAAGAACAATAACAATTGGTAATGCAACAGATGCAACATCAGTTGTTATCAATGCAGGAACTGGAAATGTTGAGATTGGGGCAAATGCGATTGCTCATACAACAACAGTTGGTTCTGTAACAGGTGCAGCTGATACAAATATATATTCAGGTACAGGTGCTTTAACGATTGATGGCCTTGGAGCTATTGATATTGATGCAGCCACAACAATAGGAATCAACTCTGATGGCGGAGCTATTAACATCGGTACAGATGCTGATGCTCAAGCTGTTAATGTTGGTACTGGTGCTGCGGCTCGTCCTGTAACAGTTGGTTCTACTAACACAACATCTGCTACAACAATTCAGTCTGGTACAGGTGGTATCTCTCTTGAAGCTGCAGGTATTGTTGATGTGGTTCCAGCAACAGCAAATGTTGCCGGAGTTTCTTTAACAATTAATGCTAACGTTGGTGTAGCAACATTCACTGGACAAACAACTGCTTCTGCAGCAACCCAGGTGTTTACAATTACTAACTCTGTATGCACTGTAGGTTCTGCAATTCTCGTAAGTGCATCGAACTTAGGTGCTAATGATGCACAGATGACGGTAACAAGAGTAACTCCAGGTGCAGGGTCATTCACGGTAACGTTGACTAACAATGGTGCTGCTGCTCTGAACGGAGATGTTCTTATTACTTTCTGGATTATAGCGGCTTAACTTTCTCCTTTGGTTTGATGGCCAAACCAACAAGATGTAGCATCTGCTTACGGGTGGATGCTACATTCTAAGTACAACCTTGGGTCGCGGACCCGTAAAAATAGGAGATGATATGAAAGCGCGTAATGCAGTTCATGCTATTAGAAAAATATCTATAGATGTTTCTACGTTTACAGGCACTGAGGACTTTCTTGCGATTAATGATGAAGGATTACCAGATGCAATTTTCATTTTGCGGCTGGTAAACGATTCAGATACTGATTGCATTATTAGTTACAACGGTGTTCATGCACATGACTATGTCAGAACTGGTGAGAGTGTAACGCTCACGTTTCCAGACTTGAAGCCAGACAGGGCTAATTTACCTCTTGGAACGATTGTGTATGCAGCTGGAGAAACTCAAGGAACAGGAAGATTACATTTAGTTGGATATTATAGAGATCAGAAAAACCCATAACCAATAAGGAGATATGATGGAAGAAGAAAAGAAAGAGATGCAGCTACCTGAGTTAGAGAAGTCTATTCATAACGAGGTAGTGATCGGAGTTAAGGGTGAGAAACATGTTTATACCTTTAAGATTCCGTTTGGAGCACCGCTCGATGAAGCCTATTATGCAGCTTGCAATGCAGCCAATGAAGTAGCTCGTCTTTTTAAGGAAGCAGCAGAGAGACAGAAAGCTCAACAGGAAGAAGCTGCTGAGAAAGAAGAGAATAAAGAATAATTAACTACTTTGGGCCCTCTGTAGGGGTTTTCTCCATGGCTTCTACAGAGGGTTAAATAGGAGAGAGAATGGCCAGATCGCAAGCTATAAGGCTTGTTCCGGAGCCAGCGCGTTCATTAGCGTTTGGTTCTATTGGTGCTGCATATGCTGCAGTAGGAACAGCTTTTCAAAATCCAATTCGTATAATTAGAATTCAAAATTTAACTGATGCCGCATTATGGTTCTCCTTCGATGGTATTTACGACCATGAAGCCATTGCAGCTAACGCGTTTCTTTTGTTGGATGTGACAGCTAATGCTTCTCGTGAGCAGGGTTGTTTTTTTGCAGAGGGAACACGTATGTATGTAAAAGAGTTAGATACGCCTACCTCAGGTAGTGTTTATGTAACTGTTTATCATGGTGAAACACTATAAGGAGGCGATATGAGCCAAGCGGGTCAATTTTATCGCAGTGGGTTAATAGAGACTCTTACAGGGGATGTTGGCGGTGCGATTTCACCAGTCGCTGGCAATATCGACATTGTAGGAGGAGCAGGGATATCAGTAACTGGTACTCCTGGGACTTTAACCATTGCACACTCTGGTGCATTCTCTGATTCCTTTCCGACAGATGCAGGAACGGCTGTACCGGTAGCAGGTGATACTAATATTTTTGGTGGTGCAAACATAAACACGACAGGTGCAGGTAACACTGTGACTGTCATTTTAGATGACGATGTTACGCTAGCAGGCTTTCTTTCTGCTGGGACTACAGTATCTGCAACAACGACAGTAACTGGTGGTACAGGTGTCATAGCAACGACAGGAAACGTAACAGCTTCTGCAGGTAATGTTGTTGCGACAGCTGGTGATATCGTCGCAGATGTGGGTGATATAACAGCAACTGCTGGAGCACTAGAAGCTGGTACGACATTAACAGTAGGTACCGACGTAACATTTACTAGTATTACAGACGGTGGACTCATTGCTGACAGTAGTGGTGACGTATATGCATCTGGAAGTCTTTTAACACCTAGTGGTTTTGAAGCATGGGCTGGTGCAGGACCTTACTATGACGATACGACTCTAGGACAATTTGATGTTTTACAGGGTGGAACTGGTTACATAAAAGGTCTTCCTGTTACATGGGCTGGTAGTCAAACAGTAACTGGAATGACAGCTGGAAATACATACGCTATCTATATAGATGATACTGGAACAATAGGTAAGACGACGACATTTAACCAAGCATTATATGAAGATTATATAGTTCTTTTTGAGTGTCTGAGAGATTCTACTGGAACAAACATCCAATATACAGTAAGAGAGAACCATCCATATGATTTCCAGGTTGGAGTTTCTTACTTCTTGCATCAAACGGTTGGTCCAATTATTGAAAACGTGACTAATGGTGCAAACATTACTCTTTCTGGAACACAAAAAATATCTATAGCTGGTGCAGATGTTTTATCTGACCATGGATTGTATACAACAATTTCAGATACTGGTGGTGTTGGTGTTACTTGGAAGCAAATGTATACAAACGGTTCTGGAAAGTGGGCCACGTATACTTCCTCAGATACATTTGATGGGTACTGGAATAGCGCAGGTACAGCAACAGCTCCAACTGGAACAAAGTTTAGTGCGTATAGGCTGTATGTGTCTAAGGATGATGCAAACTCTGCGACTCCTACTTACTGGGCAGTATTAGATGATCAAGAATATAATAATCTTGCATTAGCTCAGACTGCTGTTTCTAATGGAGATGTTAATGGCACTAGTGGTGAGCTTGCAAAGCTAGAGCTTGCTCAGCTTGGTTATATTCTGTATCAGCAATCAACATCTACAATAGTCGACGTAATTATAGAGAAAGATACGCTTAGATCGACTGTTTCTACTGGAGCTGGTACTAACGATGCAGCATTGGTATTAACTAATACAGCTAACTTTGATGGAATTTTATCTGCTGCTGACACGAACGTTCAAGCAGCCTTGGATACTATTGATGAGTGGGGAAAAACATCTACTAATAATGCTCTTCTTGTTGGGAATGGGACTGGTAGTCCTATTGGTTCGCTCGCAGTAGGTGCTACTGGCGAGATACTAATTGGTAATACTGGTGCAGATCCATCGTGGAGTGCAACTCCTGCTGTTACATCTCTTACTGCTACAACAGTTTACGGTACAACGTTTGATACTAACGTAGCAGCTGCAGGTGTTACACTTTCAGGAACATCTCTTACGGCTGATGGTACGGACGCTGATATAGACATAAACATAACAGCTAAGGGAACAGGCCAAGTTATCATAGATGACTTACAGCTTACAACAGCTCTCACAGTTCCTTATGGTGGCACAGGTGCAACGACGTTAACAGATCATGGTGTGTTGGTAGGTTCAGGGGTTGGAGCAATTACTCCTCTAGCAGTAGGAACAAACGGTCAGGTTCTTTTAGGTTCTTCAGGAGCTGATCCTGTTTTTGCAACATTGGCATCTGCTGATGGAACAATAACGTTTACTCCTGGTGCAGGTACTCTTGATATAGCAGGGACTGATGCAACAACGGCACAGGAAGGTGTGGTTGAGCTTGCAACAGATGCAGAGGCTATAGCTGGTGCTGATACGTCTAGAGCAATCGTTCCGTCGTCGTTGAAGGCAAAGCTTGGAACACAGACTCAGTATGGATTGATAGTTGGAGCTGGTAATACAGCTGCCCTAGGGGCTCTTGCAGTAGGTGCAACAGGAGAGCTTCTTGTAGGAAATACAGGAGCTAATCCTAGCTGGTCTGCTACGCCATCTGTTACGTCTATTACAGCAACAACAGTATATGGAACAACGTTTGATACTAATGTTGCTGCAGCTGGTGTGACTCTTACTGGAACTGCGTTGACAGCTGATGGTACCGATGCAGACATAGATATAAATATAACTGCAAAAGGAACAGGTCAGGTCATTATAGACGATCTACAGCTGTCTACCGACCTTGAAGTTCAGTATGGTGGTACAGGGGTTTCGTCTCTTACAGATCATGGTGTTCTTGTAGGATCTGGTTCTGGAGCAATTACTCCATTGGCGGTTGGTACTAACGGACAGGTTCTTGTTGGTTCAAATGGTGCTGATCCTGTATTCGCATCCATAACTAGCACGGATAGTTCTATAACGATAACTGGTGGTGCTGGCACGTTAGCTCTTACTGGAACACAGGCAACTGATAGTCAGCTTGGTTCTGTTGAGTTGGCTACTGATGCTGAAGCAATAGCTGGTTCTGATACTGCTCGTCCTATTGTTCCTAGTTCTCTTGCTGCAAAGCTTGGAACACAAACTGATCATGGAGTCTTGGTTGGTTCAGGAACTACAGCGGCTATAACGGCGCTTGCTGTTGGAACGAATGGGCAAGTATTAGTTGGAAGTACTGGAGCTGATCCGGTGTTTGCAACTGTTGCTTCTGCGGATGGTTCTATAGAAGTTACTGGTGGTGCAGGAACTATAGACTTGGCAGTTACTGGAACGATTGCGGTAAACAACCAGACTGGTACAACGTATGAGCTTGTTCTTGCTGACAATGGAAAGATAGTAACGTGTACAAACGCATCTGCGATTACAGTTACGATTCCTGTTAATGCAGACGTTGCTCTTCCTGTAGGAACAAATGTTCTTATATCTCAAAATGGTGCTGGTACTGTTACGTTGGCTCCAGAAGGTGGAGTGACTTTGAGGTCTAGAGGATCTCTGTTGGATACTGCTGGTCAGTATGCAGTTGTCTCTGCTACAAAGATTGCCACTGATGAGTGGATAATCGGGGGAGACTTAGCATGATAACGTCGTTACCTGGGGTACTATCTTCTAGAAGAAGAAGTGCTGCAGTAGTAGCTTTGACCTGGACGTCTAGGACGTCCGGGTTTACTACAGATGAAATAAGTAATGTTGCGTATGACGGCAATACGTATTGGGTAACGGTAGGTGGAAATGGAAAGATATATTGGGCAATTAATCCAACAGGTACGTGGACAGCAGCATCTACTCCTGGTTTTAGTACTACCCTCATTCTTGATGTGCATTATGGTTCTGATGGGTATTGGGTTGCTGTTGGGTTTTCTGGAAAAATAGGAACAGCTACAGATCCTACAGGAACATGGACACAGAGGTCTAATCCATTCTCTTCAGGAGGAGGAGATTTTATTTCATCTGTGTATCATGATGGCACAACATGGACGGCTGTAGGTTCTGGTGGAGAGATGGCAACGGCTACTGATCCTACGAGTACCTGGACATCTAGAACTTCATCTTTTAGTTCAGATAATATCTATGGTGTTTACTACGATGATAGTATCTGGTGTGCAGTTGGTAACTCTGGAAAGATAGCAACTGCACCTGATCCTACAAGTACGTGGACACAGAGAACCTCTCCTTTTTCTAGCATTAATGTTAGAGACGTAACATACGATTCTAGCAATAGTCTTTGGGTTGCTACTGCTTACGATGGTGAGATAGCTACAACTTCAGATGCAACGACTGGCTGGGCACTTACAACTGGAACTGGATTTGGTTCTAGTGATGACTTTAGGCGTGTTGCTCAGAATGATCTTGGAAGAACAGGAACAGCTGGTCTTACGGGAATTATTGCTACTTCGTTAGCTCCAGATTCTGCATGGACACAGAATACGGATCCATTTTCTGGAAGCAATGCGTTGGGCATATCGTATGGTGATGATGGTTTCTGGGTGTGTACTGCTGCATCTGCAAAGTTATGTACTGCTCCTGAGCCAGATACAACTCAGCTTCATTACGACTGGACGTCTAGGACGATGAACTGTGGTACTACACTTAGAGGTGTTACTTATGATGGAAGCACTTACTGGGTAGCAGTGAGCGCAGATGCTGCAGGATCTTCTGACATATCAACTTCTACTGATGCGACAACGTGGACTAATCAGGAAAGTGGAATGAATGTTATGCGTGATGTTCATGCTAATGGAACGCACTACGTTGCTATAGGCGACTCTGGTTACATGGTAACGGCTACAGATCCAACAGGTACGTGGACGTCTAGGACATCTGGGTTTGGTTCTACAAACATAGCTGGTGTTAACTATGTTGGTTCTACATGGGTTGCTATGGGTTCAAGTGGAGTTATGACTACCGCCAGTGATCCAACAAGCACATGGACGGTTAACTCTAGCGCAGGTACTGTGTTTAGTTCGTATCAGATAAGATCTTGCGACTATGATGGTTCTACTTATTACGTTGCTGTTGGAGATAATGGAATACTTGCTACGGCAACTGATCCTACTTCTACGTGGACGTCTAGAACATCTTCTTTTGGAACAACGTTTATTAGGTACGTTGTTTATTCATCAACATTATCTTTGTGGTGTGCTGTAGGAAGTTCAGGGAAGATAGCAACGGCAAGTGATCCTACAGGAACGTGGACTCAGAGGACTAATCCTGTTGATGGGTCTAGTATTATCACAACGGTTCAATGGGATGCTACTAAGGAAGTATTTGTTGCTGTTACTAATGCGTCTGAAATTGTTAGTTCTAGAGATGGCATAACATGGATTTCTGATGCAGGTGGTGTTGCAAATATGTGGGACTTGGAATACGGAGATGGATTCCTTGTTTATGTAGGAAACAGTTCAGCTGGTTATACAAGTTTTAGCTAAAAATCTTAAAAAGGAGATGTGATGGCTAGAGGTAAAAGAGAGCCCAGAAGGGCGACGGGGCAGGAGCCTCTTTCATACATGGGTGTGAAGGCAACGACTCCTCCTCAGGTAATTACGGCTAATGATGATCCAACGACTGAACAGAATAATTTTGATCTTGGAACAATTTGGATTAACTATACGGACGATAACATTTGGATGTTGGAGGATATTACCTCTAATGTTGCTAATTGGATTCGTATAGATACTGATGACTTGGTTGTTAATGGTAATACTGGATCGGCAACGTCTGTGGATGCAGAGATGGATATTGTTGGTGAGGGTGTTTTAACAACAACTGGTGCTGCGGATGTATTGACGATAGGGCATACTGCGGCAAGTGATGGGCAGTTGATTATTGGTGCTACAGGAAACTTGCCAGCATGGGCATCCTTGACGTCTTCAGGTGGTACTATAACCATAACGGCTGGTGCTAATACGTTGAATTTGGATATAGCGGGAGGGTATTTAGGTGCTCAAGACTTTGATACTGATTCTGGCACAGCTACTATCGCGGGGAACACGATCACCATAGCAGGTGGTACAAATATCAACACGGCAGGTGCAGGTAGTACGGTAACGGTCAATCTTGATAATGCTATAACGATTAGCGGTTTAACCATGAGTGGTTTTACTGCTGGTATTATGGAAACAGATGGTGCCGGCGTCGTATCCTCTACTGCAGGAAATGATGGTCAGTTGATAATAGGCGCTACTGGAGCAGCTCCTGCGTGGGCTAATTTAGCTTCTGCTTCTGGAACTATACTTATAACCAATGGTGCTAATAGTATTAATTTAGAGTCGGTTGATGGTCTTGGATTGACTTATAACATGCGTCAGAGAGGTTTTCAGTATCCAGCAGGTCCTCCTACTCCTATGACTTCTACAAATGGAATTACGTTTGATACTGGAACTAGTCGTTGGGTTACTTGTGGTAGGGAAGTTTCGCCTAATAATCTGATTTACAGTTCTGCTGATGGAACAACATGGACGTTGGAGCATCAGTATACGTCTACTATTTCTGCTAGTGAGCCTAAGGCGATACATTGTGATGCTACGGCAGGTTTCTGTGTTGCAGTTCCTGCTACGTGTGCAGCTAACTTTGGTGTAATAGCGTATGCGGCAGATCCAACTGGTGCTTGGACTGAGGCTGCTAAGTTTGGTAATGCAGATGCTGATGCGGTTTTTATTGAGGTTTACTCTAGTGGAACTCAGTGGGTTGCTGTGGGTGCCGGTGTTAATCCAGCGACATATTATTCAGCGGCAGATCCTAGTGGGTCGTGGACCAAGATGACCACAGGTTTAGGAACAGATACACTTGCTGATATTACTTACGGTAATGGTACTTGGGTTGTAGTTGGGGCTAATGGTTATCTTGCATCTACTACTGATATAACGGCTGGTTGGACGTCTAGAACGTCTACTTTTGAAGATCCAGGTGGTGGGTCAGATAGAGATATATTGGCTGTTACATATTCATCTGCGCTTACTTTGTTTGTGGCAGTTGGAGCTGAAGGATGTATAGCAACTTCTGCGGATGGTATTACATGGACTAACAGGTCTAATCCACTTTCGTTTATTTATGACATTCAGTTTGTTGAATGGGATTCTACGAATTCATTCTTCTTTTGTGGATATAGGACCGGTGGTGCATCAGAACCTGCTAGAGGAGCTATTTCATATAATGGAATAAAGTGGTTGGATGTTGGTGATAAGTCGTGTCCTTTGGGAACAATTCCTGCTACATGTGCGGTTGATGATGGTGGAAATATTATCCTAGGAGGATCGTCTAACAACTTTAATAGTAATTTTTAAAGGGCTTCTTCATTATCTCCTTGTATGGGTGCCGCTCTGGTCTTTAACGAGGTCAGAGCGGTCTTTATTTACTTTCCTTCTCGGATTCCTACGAACTGTCGTACTTGTCTCATGACGCTGTTGTATTTGGATTGAGGAAGGTCTGCTAGAGTCTGGATATTGAATCGTTTCATGAGGTCTTCAGCGATGTCTTCGTATCCTTTGATGTCTTCTATGAGGTCTTTGAGTTGTTGTTCTGTGATTGGTTCGAAGGATTGTTTTCTGGCGCTGTAGTCTGCGTGAGGAGCTACTCCTTTGATTCGTTCTTGTCTTACTGTTTCCATATCTAATTCGCCGTCGTCGTCGTCTATATCTTCCATGATGGTGATATTGAGTAGTGACATTATGTCGTGACGTTTCATGGCTTTAAGGTTAGATGCGTAAGCCTGCACGTCATTCTTTGATGGTATGATACGGGATCGAGTTTGTATGAACTGGTCTGATTCGTGTCTTAGTGTTGTTACTAGTATGGTTTTATCGTCGTCTATTTTTGTTTGTTGAGTTATAGATAATCCATTAACAGACAGGGCAGGTCGTACGGCTCTCAATATACCGTCTAAGTCTGTGTATTGGTTGAATAGGAATCTATTGTTTCTGTTGGTATTTATTGTAGGATAATCGCCCTGAGCCTTAGCGAGTGCGGCGTTTATTTGGTCTGTTTTGTCTGACTCGTAAGGATCAGGACGATATTGTTTGAGTTGTTCTTTAGCTTCTTTTTGGATGTATAGTTTGAGTTCATCCAAATACTTTAGTTGTTGAGAAAAGTTCTCAATATTCTCCATAATCTCTCCTTTTTATAAAAGATTAGAAGTGTACGGGTATTTTGTATCTATCTATTTTTATTGTTTTTCTGGTTGCTTTTTTCCTTAGGTAATCGCTTATGTCTTTTCGGCTATAGAATATACGTCCTGAGTTAGTAACGTACCATGGGAATGGAGATTGTCCCCATTGCCTGGTTATTGATGCATCTCTTACGTCTTTGAATATTCCTAATTCTACTAGGTCTTTAGATGTCATTAGTTCTGGGAATCGTCTGAGTTCTTCTAGTATATAGTCGTCTCCAATTGAGTAATCGAAGTCTGAGATTGGCATTTTTTTCTGGTAGTGATTCATGGCGTATTCTAGTTTACGGTGAGCTTGTTTTTGGGATTCTCTTAATGCGAGGAATGGGTTTCGTCTGTGAGTGATTAGGTGGTCGATGATATCTTTTTTCATAAAGAAGAGGCGGTCGTTTATTTTGAGTACTTTGAGAGGCTTGCACTTACGTCTCATTCGGTATTCTATTTGTTGTCGTCCTTTGAAAAGATATGTCTTTGCTAGTTCCCATATTGCTACGGGGTCTTCGTATTTTCTGAGTGCGTGGTTTATTTGTCTGAGGTACTCGAGTTCTTCATCTGTGTATTCGTCCATGTATACCTTCTCCATGGTTTCTCCTTATTTTGTATGTTTTTCTATATATTCATGTCCTTGTTTTATGAGTTCTTTTAATTTTTCTATCTTAGCGTGGGTATCGTTTAGTATTTCTAGGATGTCTCGTCTTCTTTTTTTTGACGAGTTTACGTATCCCATATTGAAGTTTATTTTTTTCCCTCTGACAATTGTTTGAGCTGGGGAATGTAGAAGAGCTCTACATTCCTTTTCATGTTGTATATTTTTCTGAAGGATTTTTCTTAGTCTTTTTATTAGTAGTGCAATCTCTACTACGTTTGGTTTATTTTTCATTACACTGCCATGTATACAGGGCCCCATCGTCCTTCTATTAGTGAATTTAGTGATAATAGGAATATGTAGTCAGTGAAGAATTTATCGAAATCGAATCCTATTTTGTCGAATATGAATGTTTTGAGTTCGTCTTCGGTTCTTTTTTCGTCGTCTTTTAGTTCTCTGAAGAAAGCGTATCCTTCTTTGTCTACGTCTACGGCTAGAGATGCGTCTAATAGTTTTTGGTAGTCTTCGAATTGTATGAATGTTTTTAGTAGCCAGAAGTAGTGCCATAGTTTAATGAATGCTTGTCTTCCTATGTTGGTTGCGTCTGACTGTAGGTAGTCGTCTATTATCTCTTGTGAGCTTTCTATTTCTCTATCGAACATTCGTTCTGTCCATTCGAAATCGTCGTCTGGGTCGATGTATTCAAGGTCTGGTTCGAGTTCGGCTTCTACTTCTAGAAAGTTTAGGAATTCTGATCCTAATTCTCCGATGATTTGGTATGGGAGTTGGATATCATCAACCCCGTATGCTTTTTTTAGTTCTTTCAGGCAGTGTATGTATCGTTTAAGAGTCTCTGCTGCTATCATTTCCTTCTTCATAATTTGCTTTCTCCTTTTCTGGATTGTTTTATTTTTTGCCGTTTCTGATGGCTTCTCCAAATTTTGTTGCTAATTTTTCAATACAGTTCCAACACATCTCATCTATGAAAACTTGGATTAATATTTCTGGTTCTAAGCAACCTTCAACGAATTTTCTTAGGGCCTGTGTTACCATTTCTTCGTTGGTGATTGTTTCTCCATCAATTAATCGTTGTGCCATTTCTGGTCCGAGTTCTTCTATTAGGATTTTGTTGAGTTGTTCTCTTTTTTCTTTTGGTATTTTTCTATTAAGAGCCATATCGTTGTCCTTGGGTGTATGGGCTGTTTCCGTCGTTATCTTCGTCTGCGTCTATGCCGAGCATAGATTTGAGGGCGTGTCGTTTTGTGTAGGTTAGTGCTCCGCCCATGGCTTGGAGGTTTTCGTATGTTTTAACTAGTTTGTTGATCATGGTGTATTGTTCTGGGATTGCGGTTATAGATCGGAACCATTGTCCTGAGGTGTGGGTGATTATGGTTATGACGTAAGTTTTGTCGCCGATTGTGTGTACTGGTTGTAGTAGTGATAGTCCGTGTTTTGCTAGGACGGGGTTGATATCTGAAAGTAGTCCTGGTAGAGATTGGTATTTGTATCGTCCGCCGGCGGCTTTATCTGTTTTGAGGTTTGGGGCATCTTTTTTGAATTCGCTGAGAGCCTTACTAATGTCCTTGGTGTCTGACGAAGATATGTTGTAGAACATCTCTCTCTTTGCGACGATTTTGGCGTATTTTTGAAGTTCTGAGAGTTCGGCTAGTCTTTGTCTCATTTGGTTATTTTCGTCCATTATTTTCTTTCTTTATTTCTCCTAGTTCTTTCATGATTATTTCGTGAGATCTGTATTGCATGTAGAGAATACAGCTCATGCATCCAATCATGATTAAAGAGTTCATAATGAAATCAAGGGTATGGATATTTATCATTCGTAAAACTCCCGGTCTCGCTTGAGTCTATAGAGCATGTGTTTTAGGTTTCTGACCTTTTCTTTGAGTTTAGGGACTTCTTGGAACTTTATGATTGCTTCTATGATGATGTCCTTCATGGTTGCGTTGTTTACAATGGCCAGGAATTTAAGTTTTTTATAGACGTCAGCAGGTATTTTAATATTAACGGCTCTTAGCTCTTCACTCATTTACTATCCAATTCATCTTTAAGTTCTCTGATTTCGTCTTTAAGGTCTTCGATTTGTTGTTTAAGTTCTTTGCGTTTATCTTTCTGTCTGTCTAATTCTCGTTCGATGATGCAGATATCTTCACTAGTGTTTTGTCTTATCTGTGTGATCTTGCTACCGGCCCACATCATAAAAAGAGCGAGTATAATTATTGCGATTCTGTTTTTGTTTTCCATGTCCCTATCCCTTCATTTTTAGCCAATTATTAACTATTTATAGTGTATCATCAGCTACATATGTAGTCAAGAGTATAAAAAAAAGGGTGGTTTTTGGTTGAAAAGTGGGTTTTGACCACTCCAGGGTTCAGGTCTATCACATACAAGGAGTGGTTTAGGCCCACCAGGAGGCGTCTTGTGTATCTCAGCCCTCCTGCTAGAAATTAAAAGATCCGGAGAAACATTGACGCCTCTCCGGAAATCTTTTAATTTTCTAGTACCCCTCATAAAGAGATCAATCAACCGAGGGGCATATAACATATGAGGTCTAAATGTATCCTTACTTATTCCCGATGTCAACAAAAGAAAACAGAAAAAACCCCATCAATACGGGGAAAAGTACTGTTTGTAATAGAAAGAATGACCCTGAGTTCTGGAAAGATCCTCGCCCTGTTGAGGATTTCTGCTTTAAGCCAGCTTTTTTCGTTAAGACCGTTCTGTCACCACTCGACCGCAAGGTCCTAAATTATATCTTACATTTTAAGCAAGTCTTCAAACAGCTCTACACTGCTCAATCAACCATTGCCCGTCACCTCGGGGCATCACGAGAGGAGGTGAACCGAAGTATTTCGCGCCTGAGAACATGGGGGCTCATCAAAACAAATTACCGACACTTTCAAACCAGTGTCTACAAGGTGAGCTCTCTGTTCTCCCTAAAACGTGTCAAACGACAACTCGCTAAACTCCTAACAGCCCTCAGGAACAATTCTTACCACTACCTCACACAATTAAATTTTTTTACTAGAGAATATTTATATAAAAAAGCATGTCATGTCATGTACAGGTACTTGACTTACATTAGAAAGAGAGAGACCCAAGATTTAATCCAAAATTTGTTCAAAACTTCCAAAATTCCAAAAACTCTCCCAAAATTCCCACCACCAGTCTGTCCAAGCAAAACAGGACCTGTCCCTGGCTACATCACAAAAAGGAGAGTAATGACGCCAGAAGAAGTAAAAGAGAGAGCCGATGCAGTAGAAGAAGCTAGCAAAGTGCTCATGCTATCTCTTTATGGGAAAGCTAGACTTACTATCTACCCTGCGATAGCTATACGCGAAGCCTTGAAGAGTTTCAAATCAAACCTAAAACGAGGTAAAAAAATAACCAAACCCTACGGCTTCGTATGTAACCGAGCTAATGACGCTACCAAAATCCTTAACCTAGAACCCGACTATCACATCTTCGATCAGTACAAACTTAAACACGACTTCCAGTACGACGAAGAACCACATATTCCAGGTTTCTACACACATTACAAACGACTACAAGAAGACATCAAAGCAAAACAAAAAGAAAAACCATTGCCAGCAGCATACAAACCGTATCAAACTAAAGAAGACAACATAGACTACTACCAGGAAGTATTAAAGTTTGAACGCACCGAAAAACTCCCAGACTTCGAACACAGGTGCAACCTCTTTCAAGGCAAAAAAGCATTCTACGCCTGCAAAAACAACATGATTCGTAAAGCTCTCGAACACGCCTCCGAAGAGGAAAAACAAGAGCTAAAGGAGAGATATGGAGAAACCATCTAACGAGCATACCACATCAGTAAAACGTGAAAGATGTGAATGGGTAGACCAATACCTCGATATTTACACCCTAAAACGAATACCTATAACTAAACTAACAATAGAAAGAATGGCAGCCGATCTAATCAAGTGGGCAAAGGAAACAAAAGACGCTTTTACTATCTCAGAATTCTACCTAGACCGGGGAATTCCTCACTCAACATATAGCAAGTTAATAGTAGATCATAAGATACTAACTGAAGCGCATCAAACAGCACTTCTATTTTTAGCTAATAGGAGAGAAAAAGGCGCTCTTCAAAACAAACTCAACACAACAATGGTAATGTCACAACAGGCAAGATACGACGCTGAGTGGTGGAGCTTAGAACAGAAGAGAGCAAAGCTTAAAGCTGAGTCACAATCAAAGTCAGATGAGAATGTAAGATACACAATAGTAGTAGATAGCTACGCAGAGAAGGAGAAAGATGGAAAAGAAACTAAACCTGAAATATAAAGAGTTATCACTTTATGCATATGTTGACGATGAAGACGGAGTGGATGAGGAATACGGTTTAGAAAAAACGTTCGAAGAAGATATGACTCCAGAAGAAGCAGTATTTTTTTATTTACAAACATTTTCGTCTGTTGTTTGTAAAGGTAAACCAGATGAAAAAACTGTTTATGAATATCCTGCTGCAAAGATACAAAAAATGGCTGATATGGTTGTTAAAGATAAGAATAAGACGCTTCATATAGAGCTCGGATGTATAGGAATGCGATTAGAAGTTGCACTAACAGGAGGATGCTTTGTTGTTGATGCAGGAGAAAGAGTTCCAAAATATCAGATATATAAGCAAATTGCTCGAGCCATACGGGATCTATGCAAAGAAATGGAAGAGTTTATTAAACTTGATGGAGAAGAATAATGATCGAGACAGCACTTATAATGCTAATACTTAAGATAGTACTAGCGGCCCTTGGAATAGGGTTAATCGTGGCAAAGGTAGCAGGTAAGTTTATTTTTACATGGTGGAGTTCTAGGTGTGCTAAAAAAAGTAAAGACAATAGCAGCGATAAAGACAAGTAAGGGTGTTATTTGCACTAACTACTTAGAAACACCAGGTAAGGCACCAGATGCTGAACGAATATACAATTCACTTGTTGAATTAATAGGTGTTGAGGGATTCGATAACTTTGTTAATCAGGCAAAAGAGAACGATGATGAAATAAACGTCGTCGTATCTGATGATGCTCTTGGCAAGGTATATGTAAATGGAGACTTTAACCTTTACGATGATCCTGCAGAGTGTATACGTATGGCTATTAAGGTAGCCTCTGAGAAATTTGAACAGGTACAGGCCCAGGAATGCAACTGTGAGAGTTGTGGTAATAACGAAGAGTGTTACGAGGCATAATGGAGATCAACACGATAATCATACTTTTCTTTATTGCACAGCTAAAAGTAGCAGCTTACGCGATCTGGAATATCAGTAAAAGATTGCAAAGGATAGAAAGTAATTATTATGTTCTAAAAAAGGTCGTTACATCGCTTCATAGAAAGGAACTAACCGAGATAAGATCGCACATAGATAAGATAACGAGAGTGTCTCCTATCCTTGAGGTAAAGACAGATGAAGAAGAGGAGGAATGCGGGTAAGAAGCTTGATGATCTTACTAAGCGTTTAATAAGCCTAGGTGAGCACAAGTTTATTGAGGAGGTTTACGATACTTACGATATTTTTAGGTACGCTGTATTACCACCGATAATAACAGCGTCTATTTGTGATGTATTAGAAGAGAGGGTTGAGAAGATAGAGGAAGCGTATGGAGAAGAAGATGAATGATCCAATACAAAGCGATGAGTTAAATACTCTTATAGTCAATCTAAGAAATATAACAAAAGCATTTATAAACAAAGACACACCATTTAATGACATAGCAGAATCTCTAAAGAAGATGACAGAGGTATTTACTAAGATAGAGAATACGTTATCTGTCATGGAAGATAGGGTAGATGCAGTACAGGGACGTCTTTATGATTTACACCATCTTATTGAAAAAGAGATGTTAGTTATTCTTGGAGATATAAGGGATTATACGGGATGAATTTAGTAGAGAAAAATAAAGAGTTTAAAGCGCAATACAAAGAGTTTAGACGCATAAGTCGAGAGCTGTTGAAAGGACCTGAGTTGAAGGTGCACGATCTTGCTGTAGACATGCGTATTTACGACTTGCGTGAAGAGATAGTAAAAGAGATAGAGAAGAAGCGTAAGAAGTTAACAGAGCTCTACGAAAAGATTTATGACGGAGAGCCAAAGAGTAAAGATATAGATAAGTATATAGAGATATCAGAGGAGTTAATCCAGTGCGATGACTTTATAGCGCCTGACTTGATGCAAACTATACGGGTATCACGTGATTTAGTTTGGGCCTTTAAGCATGCACAGGAGCAAAAAAGCATAGTCTAAAGAGGAGATAGAATGCATAGAGCAAGAGCATTGTATGCCATTTGTAACCGTGGCATGCATTCGATGGAAGCGTACGTTAAGTTGCAGTGGTTGATGTTTTATGCGGCAGTATTTTTGGCTTTGATGTTAGCAATGTTTAGTTTTTTCTGGATCTTAAGCCGAGCCGTTAGCCGCATCATGGAGTACAGGACTAAGAGAAAGTACGACAGGGAGTTGAAGGAACATATCTTTGATAGAGATGAAATGATTAAGTGTCAGGAAAAGAGATGGGAGAACATGCAGGCTCGTTTGTTGAGCGCTGAGGGAGTGTCACGAGGTTGCAGTGAGCATACCCATCATATGCGAGAGGAGGTTGTTTCGCTAAGAGATCGACTCGAAGCGACTCGCATAGAGTTACGTGATCTCAGGGAAGCCCTAGAGGAGTTGAAGAAGGCACCTAAGAAAGCAGCACGCAAGAAAAGGATGTCTAAGACTAAGAAATCTAGGAGTAAGCCTAATGATGTTACACGAGACTCTCATATGTAGTGTTATATCGCTCTTTTTTGTGTTCCCTATGGCTCTTGAAGGAGGCAAGAAGGAACAGCAGCAGATCTTTGATAAGTTGAACAAGATGGAAAAGCAGATGCAGAAGGTCCGCTTTGCCACTGAGGACGATGAAGATAAGGTCTACGAGTCAACTAAGAATCCATATAAGGGGCTGTCTCAGTCAGCTGACTATGGGTTGAGAGCGATGACAAGTATCGCGTTTATGGTCTTTTTGATTAACCGTGAGTCGAAGCTAGAGGAAAAGCTTCAAAGGGAAGGGCTCACAAAGAACGAGATACAAACATTGGAGGATACGAAGAGTACCATCAAGATGTGCAAGTATTTGACGTTTATAGCAGGAACAACGTACGGGACGTTGTCTATTTACAAGCTGGGAATGTACTTGAAGAATCTTGCTAATAAGAAGTAGCCTTTATGTAAACCCCGCCGGTTTTTGGACTCTCCCAGTTTTTCCGGCGGGACCTAATAGGAGAAGAAGAATGACGGATTTGTTGAAGGCAATTAAAGCGATAGTTGTACTCGAGAATAATAGTAATGATGGAACGTATCTTTCTGGTGAATGTCCCTTTTGCGAGGATCCCGGTAAGTCGTTCACCTATTCTCCTGGCAAAAACATATACTATTGCTTTGCATGTCATAAGGCAGGAGGAACGGTAGAAAAGTTTGAGAGTGATTTCCTTACTCGTTCACCGTTAGATCACTATAGATTTATAGAGAGTAACATCGATCTTATACTTGGAGATCTCAAGCCACATCTTTACTATGCAAAGCTGAGAAACAACAGGGAAGAAATCAATAAGATTTTGATAACGATGGAGTATTTGAAGAAAGTAGCAAGTGCGCTTAAGGAGTACGATGTCACAAGTGGAAGTGAAGATACACCTTAACAGGTTTAAGCCTAGGGATTATCAGGAACCTATCTTTAAGGCTTTTTTTGAGGATAGGTTTAGAAGGCTAGTTATAGTGATGTGTCGTCGTGCTGGTAAGGATCTATGTACATGGAACATAGTTATACGTGAGGCGGTAACGAAGCCTGGAGTTTATTACGTTGTTTATCCTACGTATGCTCAAGGTAAGAAGATTTTGTGGTCGTCAGTCACAATTCAGGGAGTTAGGTTTCTTGACTACGTTCCCAAGCAGTTGATCGAGTCTCTTAACTCCCAGGAAATGAAAGTCGTTTTAAGTAATGGCTCTATTATACAGATTATTGGTTCTGATAATCCAGATAGAATAGTTGGAACGAACCCATGTGGTGTAGTATTTTCTGAGTATGCGTTACAGAATCCGCGTATATATGCGTTGATGTCTCCGATTCTTGCGGCGAACAAGGGTTGGGCGATATTTCAGTCGACGCCACGAGGAAGGAATCACTTTTGGGATTTATATCAGTTAGCCCTCAACTCTCCTGAGTGGTGGACGTGTAGGTTGGGTCTAAATGAGACAAGGCATATAGATCCAGCAGAGATCGACAGGGAGATTGAAGAAGGATTAATGAGCCCCGATCTAGTTCAGCAAGAGTACTACGTCTCATTTGATGCGGGAGTTGAGGGTTCTTTCTACTGTAAGTACATAGATCGTATGAGATTGAACAATCAGATAACTGATGTTCCATGGGAAGGTGGCTTCAAAGTTCACACTGCATGGGATATAGGGGTTAGGGATTCCACGACTATCATCTTTTTTCAGGTGATAGGGGAAAGTGTGAGAATAATAGACTATTATGAGAAGAATAAAGAAGGTCTTGAGCATTACGTGAAGTATGTGCTATCCAAGGATTACACCTACGGTAAGCACATAGCTCCTCACGATATACAGGTTAAGGAGTTTGGCTCTGGCATGACCCGTATAGAGAAGGCGAAGCAGCTCGGGATTAGGTTTACGGTTGCACCAAAAGTTTCCATCATGGATGGAATTGAATCAGTACGTTCTGCTTTAAGTAAGATACGTATGGATGAGACTAAATGTGCTGGTCTTATTCGTTCGTTGGAGAACTATAGGCAGGAGTATGATTCGAAGAGGCAGGTATACAAGGACACGCCACTTCATGATAAGTACAGTCACGCGGCGGACGCGATGCGTTACTTGTGTATATCGTTGCCTAAGACGAGAGATAGTTTAACGTCGGAAGAGCTTGAGAAGATGCGTTACGAAGCAATCTATGGTGGAGAAGGTTCGTTACCGCCTTTTTTCAGGTGAAAAAGAGGAGACTCTGTATGAAACGTGCAATAACATTGTGTTGCATGATCGTGATGTTGGGAGCATTTTCGGCTTGTAATAAGCGCAAGAAGATTAATGCAAGCATAGCAACCCTTAGCACAGCTGTAGCTGGGGTTGTAGCGGCTAAGGTTGTAGATACCTCACTTGATGTATCGAAGGCAACCATGAAGACAATGGGTAATACCTTCAAGAAGTTCATTCCCAAGCCATCTTGGTTTAAGATTCCATCACGGATGGCTGTGCCATTTATCACTAAGAGTAAAGCGAAAGCATCTAAGCCACACGCTCCACATACGCACAAAAAAAGACCTAGTGTTAAGGTAAAAGAAGTCATCGAAACGCAGGAAGAAGTGACCATAAATGCGAAGCCTGTAATGAAAGAAGATCATACATGCTGCATTGCGGTCGAGTGCACCACAGGTGAAGACGCTGAGTAGTGTTTAAGTACATATTTTTAGCCTTCTCTTTGGTCGCTTTTATGATTTTGTATCACTGCGACCAGAGAGACAGGGCTGAGATTAAAAAGTCATGCAAGGAGATATGGTCTATATTGGATAGGCGTGCGACGTTTATGTTAGATAGGCTTCGAGGAATACCACACATAGTTATTTATGTAGATAAATCAGAGGATTGGTCTACGGATGAAGAAGAAAAGTCAGACATAGATGAGATCTATGGAGACGAAGTGTTGCATGTAAAAGAATAGTATGGCTATGCTACTATTGTAAAAAGAACAGTCGTTTAAAAAGGGCGACTTAAAAAGCGAGGGTAGAAATATGCTTTTTCCTGAATTGGGTCCTCAGTTCTATGAGGAGAACGACAACGCTATTTTGGCCAGAATGTCTACCTTTTACAAGGACAGTATCACGATCAATCAATCTTTTTGGGAAGAAGCTCAAATCGACACGAGGTTCGAAGCGGGAGATCAAACCCTCTGGACTGACATGTACGGGCTTATTCCACAAAATAGACGCAAGCAGTTCAATTTCAATCGTATACGTCGTGTTGTAAATATGATATCTGGTTGGCAGCGTAGAAACAGAAAATCGACAGTTGTAACGCCAGTTGAGAACGGTGATATGGAGACCTCTGATCAATTCACAAAGATACTTATGTGGATTAATCAGAAGGAGGGGGTGCTAGAAACAGTTTCAGAAGCTTTTCATGGCTCACTTGTCACAGGTATGAACCTACTACAGGTGTGGGTAGACTATAGAACAGATCCTGTTTCAGGTTCTATCAAGGTAGATAACTGTGCACATAATACATTTCTAATAGATCCTTACTTCCGTAAGAAAGATCTCTCTGATTGCAATGGTATATGGAAGCGTTCGTACCTCACACGCCGCGAGGTACTTTCGCTTCTGCCAGAGCAAGAAGACCAAATCATGTCTCTTCCTGCAAAGGATGATAGGGACGGTAAATTTAACTATATGCCTGAAAGTTTCAATGTAGGTCCAAAGGATCTCATGGCATATGACGAGTACTATTACAAAGATTATCGTACGCAGAAGATGCTCATCGATACAGTTACTGGTGAAACAATGGAGTGGCGCGGAGACAAAGACGCGCTTAAGGAATATCTAAGGTTTTACCCTCAGGTCACGGTTACGGAATGTGAGATACCTACGGTTAAATTAGCCGTCGTCGTACAGGGTGCTGTAATGTATGACGGTCCTAACCCAATAGGTACGGATCGTTATCCATTTGTCCCAGTATTCGGATACTATAATCCGCAGATGTCCGATTATTCGTGGAGGATACAGGGAGTTGTACGTGGACTCCGAGACTCCCAGTACCTTTACAATAGAAGAAAAGTTATTGAATTAGACATTCTCGAAAGTCAGATCAACTCCGGGTTTAAATATAAGATTGATGCTCTGGTAAATCCTAAGGATGTATTCCTTTCAGGTCAGGGCAGGGGATTGGCTCTCAAGCAAGACGCGCAAATGACAGACGTAGAACAGATCCTTCCTCCCCAAATACCGCCTTCAATGATTCAGTTGTCTGAAATTCTTGGTCGAGAGATACAAGAGATCTCTGGGGTCAATGAAGAGTTGCTCGGTTCAGCGACTGATGAGAAGGCCGGTATTCTTTCGATGTTGCGTCAAGGTGCAGGCCTGACCACCTTACAGATACTGTTTGACCAGCTTGATAGGTCACAGAAGTTACTTGGCTCTCTCATGTTAGATATAGTTCAATCGAATTTCACTCCTGGTAAGGTGCAGAAGATTATAGAAGAGCAACCAACAGCTCAGTTCTATAACAAAGCGTTTGGCAAGTACGACGCAGCGGTAGAAGAAGGGGTAAATACAACAACTCAGAGACAGATGCAGTTCGCACAACTCATGCATCTTAAAGAGGCTGGATTGCCGATCCCTGACACTGTTATCATCGAAGCAGCTACCATTCAGAACAAGAAAGATCTTATCGAAACAATGCAGAATCAAGCAGATCAGCAGCAACAGATGGAGCAGATGCAACTGCAGGCACAGCTTGCAGAGCATGAAGCAAACATCGGGCTTACTAAGGCACGTACAGTTGCAGATCAAGGTCTTGGTGTTGAGAGGTTTAGCCGTGTAGGTGAGAATGAGGCTCTTGCGGTAGAAAGACGAGCTGAAGCAGAGAAAGATAGAGCTATGGGTACCTTGAACATTGTTAAGGCAATGAAAGAAATCGAAGGTATTGACATTGAGCAGCTCGAGAAGCTTATCATGTTAGCTCGTATGCTAAGCGCGAAGAAAGAGATTGAAGAAAATACAGTAGATAAGAAGCAGATGGGTTCTGTAGCTAGTGCTATGGAACGTGCCCAAAATGCAACACGAACAACCATGAGTGGTTAGAGGTATTATTTATAACCTTGCCGGGTAATTCCGGCAGTTTCCAAAGAAAGGGCTTATTATGGCCAGCAAAAAGAGATACTACGATAAGAAGATGTCCAAGATGGAGGGAGGCATGATCTCCGGAAAGCTTGGAATCGCGCTTATGCCACAAGACGTTGTCATGAAATATTATCCAAAAGATGGCAGCTATCTCCCAGAAAACCTTAACGATGGCATGAGTGGCATCGATAAGCAGATCGGTGGAGATATGAGTGATACAAAGAAGAAGTTATCACCAACAAAATATTAATTTGCTTCATTACTACTCTCTTGGCTGTGGGGGTGCTTATGCACTCCCCGCCCTTAGTTAGGAGGAATTATGCCGGTAAATATAAGAAAAGATGATGCGGCGCGTCGTATAGCGTTGAACATACTAGGAGAGCCTTCTGTAGGCCTTTACGATGCTTTTGGGAACAAGAAAAGGTATGTAAAGAAGAAGGAACTTAAAGATGCCGAAACCCTCTATCAAGAAGAAATCGACCCGGAAAAGATCAAAGGCAAAGCCTTCTGGAGCGGTATCCAAAAAAAAGACAGACGCTGGTAAGAAAAATCAGGTCGAGAAGCCTGTTGAAGAAGTTAAGGTTGCGAAAGAAGTCGAGATTCCGAAGAAGAAAAGCGAGAAACTCGAGCGTAAGCCTGGCTCATCTAATTCTGGTGAGTATACAAATGTATCACCTGCCAATTTCGCAGGACGCTCCGGAGGTGCGTCCCCTTATTCATTTCCGATCAACACTATTAAAAGAGCAAGAAACGCACTCGCAAGGGCGCACTTTGCTCCAAGCCCTGAAGGTATTTGTAGGGAAGTTTATAAAAAGTGGCCTGAGTTGGATCCTAAGTCTAAGAAAAAGAAAGGATAATAATGGCGAAGAAAGCCGGATGCAAGAAGAAGAAAGCGCAGAAAAAAGTCAAAAAGGTAATGGAAGAGTGGAAATCTGGAGAGTTGAACATCGGGAAGAGCGACAAGAAAGTGAAGAGTCGGAAGCAAGCGGTAGCTATCGCTCTTTCGGAGGCTGGGATATCAAAGAAAAAGAAAAGGAAGAAGAAGGGTAAATGAAGAAAAAAAGAAACGTTAATTATCAAAAGAAGGAGGATGAAAAAACTGAACCTGAGGTAAACGTACAAGAACCTAAGGTAGCGGTTAAAGAAGCACCGGAGTCTAAAGAGGAGATACCGATCGTTGACGAGGAGGAAATCAAGCCTCCTGGGAAGATGGAAAGGTTTCTTATGCTTCTAGTAAGAATTCTTAATCCTATCCTCCAGCTATTGGAGCATATGATTGCAAAAAGGAGAGCGAGACGACTAGCAGATAGAATGTCTCGTAAGTAGTAAAAGAGTGGAAGAAGGAGAGTATGGAAGAAGCAACAAAAAGGAAGACAGTAGGAGCAGAAGCTTTAGAGCTTTTGCAGAAAGAGCCGGGAACACACACAGCAGTTGATCAGATGCGTGAACAATTGGATGATTACGAAGCAAACATCCATGAGTGCATCAGAAAGAACAAGCGTAAGTTTCTCGGCGATTTCTATGTTGTGGTCATTACAAAGAAGGAGAAGCTAATGCAGAACGTGTTACGCCACTACTTCTTTGCGCGACAGTCGTGTCCTACTCCAGACTATGATCAAGCAGTTTATAGATACATCAAAGCAGACGATAAGTTAGATTTTTTATGGGTTCTCCCAGCAGCTGATGCAGTGAACTTCATGAAGAACAATCCACACGCAATTAGTCAAGATAAGTACGAGCTACTTGGATATGTATTGCAGTTTGTTGATGGTTCTCTATTAAGACTTGCTAAGAAGCTGAATATGGAGAAAAGGGATTCGAACATAATAGAAAAAAGGTGAGATATGGAAGAAGCAAATAAAGAATTGGAAACAACGCTTCAAACTGAAGCTCCATCTGAACCCGTTCCTGAGAATAATCAGGAGCCCCCTGCTCAGGATTCGGGTTCTTATGATTACAATAAAGAAGCGACTAATCTTATTCGTTTAAGGGAAGCTAAAGAGCGAGCAGAGAGAGAAAAGGAAGAACTTCAGGCACAGCTTGAAGCGTATAGAAATCAAACTAAGCAAGAAGAAGAGACTCCAGAAGAGTTTCTTGATGACACTGAGCGACTTCAGAAAGAGGTTGAGACTGTTAAGAAGCAGCTCGAATCTTATCAAAAGCAACAGGCCATGTCAGCGGATGAGTCGCGACTGAAGTCGGTATACTCAGATTTCGAGCAGGTTGTGAATAACGATACGATTGCTAAGCTCAGAGAAGTAGATCCTGAAACAGCAGAAACGATCGCTACATCACAAGCTTCTCTTTATGCAAGGGGAGCGGCGGCGTATAAACGCATTAAAGAGCTGAATCTAGATGATAGATACGCGAAGGATCGCCAGAAGGCTCAAGAGAATGTGAACAAGCCGCGTCCAATGAACAGTGTCTCTCCTCAGACAGGAGACGGCCCATTATCGATGGCCAACGCGTTTGCCAGTGGATTAACTCCTGAGCTTAAGAAACAGCTTTGGGCAGAAATGCAGGCCGCTTCAAAGAAAATATAGCACTATACTACTACACATCGCCTGGCTTCACGGGCGATGCCCTCGGTGGAACGGACTCTATCTCCTCGCCACCGAGGGGCCTAATTTTTTTTCTAAATATTTGCATCTCAATTTTTAAGAGCGTTATACTAGTTATGCGTAAGAAGGGTCGCGCCTTCAATGAAGGTTATGCCTTCACAATCATATCGACGTAAGGGATTCGTCAACCCATCGACGTAAGGGCCTCGTCACCCCAGACGTAAGAGACTCGTCAACTCACTCGTAGTTGTTTTTCACGCATGGGCGTGAATCATGTTTGTTTGTAATCATTAGGAATAAAACCTATGGCTATAACAACAACGAGCGTGCTGCCTGCACCAGTGCAACAATCATTTTCTATGAAGTTGCTAAGTGTGCCGGTTCCTAATATGATCCACAAAATTCCTGCAGTAATGAAAACCATGCCTGCAAAAGGTGGAACAACCCTTAGGATGCGACGCTATAATCCACTTGATACTGCGATGGTGCCACTTGGTAACACAGGTGTAACACCTCCAGCTCAGCAGCTGACTGCTGTTGATATCGATGCCGAAATCTCTTTTTATGGAACATACATTCAATTGAATGAACAAGTCACACTGCAGAACCAAGACCCTGTCTTGAATGAAGCAGCTAAGAGACTTGGTGTTTCTCTTCGTCAAACCGAAGACCAATTAACAAGAGACATGTTGGCAGCAACCGCTTCTTTCATTAACTGTGGTGGCGGTGTAAATGGCGACAACCCAACAGAACTAACACGTTCTGACGTTGATACCGTAGTTAGAACCCTTCTTTCTGCAGATGCTTATACAATTATGGACAACATCGAAGGTGAAAATAAGTTCGGTACAGCTCCAGTACGTGATGCCTATTTTGCTCTCTGTAACACAGATCTTACAGGTGAATTAGATGCTGTTTCTGGTTTCATTAACAAGAACCAGTACCCAGCACCTATGAACGCTCTTAGATCTGAATGGGGTGCAATCGGTAACCTTAGATTCTTGGTATCTTCCATTGGATCTAAGACAACCGCAGGCTCTGCATTGGGTGCTGACGTCTACAATATTTTCTGTGTTGGTATGGAAGCTTATGCATGTATTGAACAGAATCAATATTCTGCTCAGTTCATCTACAGACCACCTATATATGATGGTCCGTTAGCGCTTAATGCTTCTGTTGGATATAAGTTTGCTGAGGTTCCACGAATCCTTAATGACGAGTGGATCATCAACTTACGCACAACACTATCATAAGGAGTAGATCATGTCAGATAACACAATAATCCAACAAGGTGCGTTCACCTCTGATGGAACAGATAAGATCATTCCTTTAAGATCTAGTGCTGATTGGGTAAAGGTTTATAACCTCACAAACATTTCAGGAACAACACAGTATGCAGGTTTAACGTGGTGGTGGCAGAAAGAAATGACCTCCGATGACTCTGTAACGGAATACCATGCAGCAGCATCTCAGGCAGTTTCTATGTCGACATCAACTATCGGTTATAACGGTGCTACCTATCGAGGTATCTCCCTCATAGATACATCAAACCTAACCCTTGGTGGTGAGGTTGCCGTTACAGCTGGTACTAACGTTACACAACCTGTTTACAGCACTGCTGATACAGGAACAATGATCAATGGCAGCATTGTCAGAATCCAAAATACGAACCATAACAACCTTAACGGCTTAGACTTCTCTGTAGACACAGTCACAGCGGATACAAGCTTTAGGTTGGCTAACACAATTGCAACAGCTCCAGGGCGAATTGCAGGTGCTAATGGTACGTATAGACTTGTGGCTCAGAATGCGACTATCTATGAAACATTCAAGCCACGTAGCCGTGTAATCGCTAACATCACACAGGCAAACCCTGGTGTTGTTACAACACTCGTAGACCACACCTACCAAACAGGTGAAAGAATTCGCCTCAAGGTTCCTGCAGGTAGTGGAATGACAGAACTGAACGATGTTCTTGTAACTGTCACACGAGTAAATGCATCAACATTCTCAATTGGTGTTGATACATCTGGTTACACAGCATTTGCATTCCCAATTTATTCGGCCGTCCCTTATACACCTGCACAGTCAATACCTGTAGGTGAAACAGCTTCAAGCACATACGTGAACCTTCTTGATGATGCAACTCTTAACAGTGCATTCATCGGAATTGTTCTCGGAACAAGTGCAACAGCTGGTGTTGCGCTAGGAAGTCCTGGTGGAACAAGCGGAGACGCCATTAAGTGGGTTGCAGGTAAGTCATTTGCAACTGATATAGCATAAGTCACGCAAATATAGGGAGGCTTCGGCCTCCCTTCAAGAAAGGGAGATATATGGAAGAGAAGCAAACGAGTGTAAGTAAGCCTAAAAAGAATATGAAGTATATGCGCGATAAAGAGCGCGAGAAGGTTAAGGGAGTTTTCCGTAATTTTGAGGTACCTGGCGGAGAGCTCGCTTTCGTTTATAAAAAGTATCCACAAGATCAGCCTGAAAGATTTAAACTCAGAGATGGCCAGATATACGAAATACCTTTAGGGGTTGCTAAGCACTTGAATACTAGTGGTTGGTATCCACAGCATGCACATGCAGTGAATGCTGATGGAAAGTCTATCGCTAAGATTGGTAAGAAAGTAAGAAGGTATGCGTTTCAGAGTATGGAGTTTGTTGATCCAGATGACTTTGAGACGGCTGATAAAGCTATAATAACCGTCGAAAACGTTTAACACAGATAGCCTGTGTATTAAATAAGGAGTAGCCAATGGCAACGCCAGATTCAACGCTTTCAGCGCTTAGCATGATCAGGACTAAAGTACGCAGGCTTACAAGAAGTCCGTCGTCGTCTCAACTAACAGACGATCAGATTGATGAATACGTAAACACATTTGTCTTGTACGATTTTCCTGAATTTACAATCGACAATAAGCTGACATTTTTCTTGTCACCTAATGTTGATGTTTATGGAACTAATACGGTTGATGAGGACTCGCCGCTCTATAACTTTAAGAATGTTTATCTCAGTGTTAAGAATCCATGTTATGTGGCAGGACAGGAGATAAGTGTCTCAGAGAATAGAACAGAGTTCTACAGGAAGTATCCGAAGTACGAGACATCTGAAAATGTAGATACCGGGGATAGTGTAACAGTCTCATTTTCGGGGACTCTTGCTCAGACTCCTGTACTTGCCCGGACGGTTACATTTAGTTCCATTGATGATGACGGTGAAGCCATTGTCTTGAAGGATGTTCCTCAGGTAGATGGAACTACCGGAATTATCACAAGTACAGGAGATTTGGTTGAGCCTGACTCTACGGTAAGCGTAGGAACTATTGATTACATTTCAGGTGTATATGCATTCACATTTCCTGTAGCTCCTGGCACAGGAGAGAATGTTGTTGCTCAGGCATATGTATATCAAACAGGAATTCCTAGATCTGTACTTTATGAAAATAGAGAGTTTACATTCCGACCTGTTCCAGACAAGACGTATCGAGTAGAAATTGATGCGTTTAAGAGGCCTACTGAGTTACTTAACGTAACAGATATGCCAGATCAGGCTCAATGGTGGCAGTACATAGCGTACGGAGCAGCGAAGAAGATATTTGAAGATAGGATGGATGTCGAAAGTGTTGAAGCCATTACCCCTGAGTTTATGCGACAAAGATCTCTCGTTCTACAGAAACTCGTCGTCCAGCAGTCAGAAGAGAGAACGGCAACTATTTATACGAATCAAGGATCGGGATTCTATGTCGATGGAAACGATTTTTAAGGTTCTAGAACCCTACATGAATGAGACTGGAGTAGTCTACGGTGTCTCTTTCTTTGTTGTTGGGTTTTTGGGATACAAGATATATAGAGACCATAAAAGGGGAAGATAATGGCATATAAGAATAATATACCGCAAGCGACTGATCTCCTTTCGCAGTCGCAAGACGACATTCTAAATAATTTTGCAGGTATCAAGACGTTGGTAGATATAAACCACGTTACATTTGATGCCGGTGACCAAGGAAAACACTCTTTTGTTCAGCTCCCAGTACAGTCTCCAGTTCCTACCACTGGTGCTGGTGAAGTAGGGCTTTACTGTCAGACTTCTACGCTTACTGGGAATCCTGAACTTGTGTTCTCACATGAGAGTGCAGGCTCTACATATGAGTTCACATCAGCAGTAAAAAATGAGCAGGGATACGCAATGCTCCCTTCTGGAATTATATTCAAGTGGGGATCAGGCACTGTAAATGCTAACACAACGGCTACTGTCAACTTCGCCACAGGTGCTGGGGTACCGACCTTTACAACTGTATATAATGTGCAAGTAACAAGGCAGGGCACGACAGGTGAAACCGGTGTGTTGTATTACGAGAGTTACACCACGTCTTCTATAACAGTGTTTAACACAGCAGATGCTAGCAAGAAGTTCTTCTATACAGTTATAGGAGTCTAATATGCCTTACGATCGTTTTCTTATATCACCAATACAGAGTGGTTTAATAACGGACGTTCGTCCGTGGCAGATACCAGAGGATGCATACGCTAAGCTAAATAATGCTTACGTCCATAAGGGAGTGCTGAGAAAGCGATTCGGCTCAAAGCTTATGGGAGAAAGCAGCGCAACATCAGTTGAAGATCAACTTCGTTCTCGATTAAGGGTGTTAGTAGATATTACTAACGGCTCTGGCAATGCATCTGGAACTGTTCCTGGAACAGTGTTTGAAGTAGGTCAGATTTTCTCTATAGATGATAATATATATACTGTTGCTGTAACGGGAACGCCTGGTAATCTCCTGGACCAAGGGTTCCCAATTCCTACCGCAACGTATAATACATCTACAGGGGCATACAACTTTGTTGGAGCTGCTCCTAATGCAAATGTTTACTTCTATCCATCACAGCCTGTTATGGGGATTACTCACTTTGAAGATAATAAAGTAGCAAGTAATCCTGCATTTGCTTTCGATACTCAATTTGTTTATCGATATAACGGTAGTTCATGGAATGAAGATAGTGGTCCTGTATGGCAAGGATCTAATTCAGATTTCTTTTGGGCATCAAACTGGACTGGAAGAACTCTTGATGAGACGGCTTTGTTTGTTTCGAACTTTAATGCAACCGTTGGTACCCCAGCAGCTACTGACGACCCATTGTATGTTTATAGAAACAGTGCATGGGTTGAATTTAGGCCTGTTTTTGAGGTTGCAGCTAATCTTCCATCAAAGTATGTAGCAACAGCTAAGCTAGTTATTCCTTTTAAGGATAGGCTTCTTCTTCTTAACACAATCGAGTATGACGTTAGTACTAATACTAATGTGGAGCATGTTAACAGATGCAGGTTCTGTCATAACGGTGTTCCATTTCCAGCTGACGTTCCTGATAACGTTGCAGCTGCGGTATCTAATGCTTGGTTAGAAGGAAGTCAGACTTGGACAATAGGTGGAACAACACGTAGGTCTGATGGAGCAGGATTTATAGACGCTCCTACTGAAGAAGAGATTGAATCTGCAGAATTCATCAAGGATAGATTAATCGTTTATTTTGAGAGAAGTACGTGGGAATTAGCCTATACAGGTAACCAGGTACAACCGTTTGTATGGCAGAAGATAAACACTGAGCTTGGATCAAAGTCTCTTAAGTCTCCAGTTCCATTTGATAAGGCTGTTTTCGCAGTTGGAAGGAACGAACTTCATGGTTGTTCTGGAGCAAATGTTTCAAAGATAGATGAAAAAATATCAGATCAGGTATTCGAAATACGTAATAGTAATGATGGTTTAAAGCGTGTCGCAGGTATAAGAGATTATTATACAGAACTTGTCTATTGGGCATTTCCGTCAGTAAATGCTGACACAAATTCTCAGATATTCAACGACAAGGTGCTTGTTTACAACTATATTGATGATGCATGGGCGACGGCAGATGATACCATCACAGCCTTTGGGTATTTTGAAGAACCGAACGCAGTCTCTTGGGAGTCAACAGAACTGTACTGGTCTGAGTCTAATTTCAAGTGGGATAGTGGAACAACTCAGACGAAGTTTAGGCAGATTATAGCTGGAAATCAGCAGGGTTTCATGTTCGTGTGTGATCCAGATATTTCTACAAATGAGGCTGTAATGCAGATTACGAACCTTGCCTATGTGGGAACTGATCTGCACTGCACAATAATCAATCACACGCTGAACGATGGCGACTTTATACGTATCATCGATGAGGGTGTAACCCTTACCGGTTCAGGTATATATAAAATCGCCGTCGTAGATTCTGATACAGTTAATATTCTAGATTGTACGATGACTGGCACATACGATGGTGGTGCTAGGGCTGCGAGAGTTTCTCGTATCGATATTCTTTCTAAGCAATGGAATTTCTATATAGATAAAGGAAAAAACTTCTTCTTAGCAAAGATAGATTTTGCTGTAGAGAAGACTTCTAACGGAGAAGTAACTATAGATTACTATCCGTCTGCAACAGAGATTTCGATGATAGATAGCGCACAGGCAACAGGTATGATTTTAGGAGATAACATTCTCGAAACATCACCTTATGATTTGTATCCATTAGAGCAATCACAGAAACGTTTATGGCATCCAGTCTATTTCCAGACTGAAGGTGAATGTGTACAGATACGTATATATCTAAGTGATGATCAGATGTTGGATCCTGATATATCAGCAGAAGACTTTAAGCTTGAAGGTCTTGTTGTTTTTGCGAGACAAACGTCTGAAAGGTTACAGTAATGGCACAAAGTGAGAATTTAGGTGCATTTGTTCCAACGACGTTTGTATGGGATGTTGGTGAGATAAAAGACATTGATGTTACAAGTCAGAAGTTTAAGGATTTATTGGTTCGGTTGTATCAGAATCTTAATTTGATTCAGCTTAATTTAAACGTGAAAGATTCTGCCTACTACGATACGAATGAGTTTGTTAATGGTCATTCATTTCCTCCTAGTTCAACTGCAGGCTCTTCAAGCACGCAGGCAATAAACAGAAGGCAAGTGTTTCGAAAGATGATTTATTTTGGAGCATTGCCTAATACAGCAACAAAAAACGTTGCACATGAAATAGATATTACAGCTGGTTATACATTTACTAGAATTTATGGATGTGCATCTGATACAACTAATTTAGTGTATACGCCGATACCAAATGCAAACACAGATATACGAATAACAGTAAATGCAACAAATGTGGTAATAACAACATCGGCGAATTATTCTACGTATGATACGACATACGTTGTGCTTGAGTACTTAAAGCAATAGGAAAGGAGAGAGATGGGATTATTTAAATCGCTAGGGCGAATGTTCTTTGGCAGTAAGCCAAAAGTTCAACAAGTAAAGCGATTCACTCCAGGTCAGGAAGCTGCTCTCAATCAGCTTTTAGGCCAAGGAATGGCAGATACAAACGTTGAAGGTTTAGAGAAAAGATATAGAAGTTTATTTGAAAGGGACGTCGTTCCAGACTTAGCTGAGAGGTTCACTGCCATGGGTGGTGGGCAGCGCTCTAGCGCCTTTGAAGAATCTTTAAGAAGAGGTGGTGGTGACTTGATGGAACAACTTGCAGGACTTCGTCATCAGTCAGGTATGCAGAAATTAGGATTTGGATTACAGCCTCAGTTCGACACAGTTATGACACCAGGATCTCAAGGTTTACTTGGAGGTATAATGTCTCCTTTAGGTGGTATGTTAGGTCAAAAGCTTGGAGGTATGATGGGCTTAGGAACTCCTCAGTATCAGCGTCCTCCAATGTATGCGCCGCCACAGGGTCAGTATCTTCCTGGTCAACCTAAGGGTCAGAGAAGAGGAATTAATCCTGTATTACTGAAGATTTTAGAAGGTATACAGTTATAAGGAGTATAAATGGCAGTATATTTTGCGCCGGCTGGTCATGGATCTAGGTCGGCATCACTGGGAGCCTCATTAGGACAAGGCCTAGGCCAAACACTCCAGATGCTGGCTCAAAATAAGATGTTAGCTAAACAGCAGGAAATACAACAACAAATGGCTCAAGACGCAAAGCGTCAGAAGGCATTTGATATAGGGGAAGGCCTAGCTGCCCTAGGTGTCCCGGCAGAAGTTGGTCAAAAAATAGGATTGCTTCCAGAGAAGCAGCAAGAAATGTTTCTTCAGCAGTTTTTTGGATCACAAGCATCTATGCCTCAAGCTCAACAGGGCCTAGTGGAAATGCTTGGAGCGTCTCCAGAAGGCTTAGGAGAACAACCTGGAGCAGGTCAAATGCTTGAAGGACTAGCTCCAGAAGCTATGCAACCAGAAGGAGTTCCTCAAGAAGGAGCACCTGGACCGCAAATGCAACCAGAATCTGATCAAATAAGACAACAGGTACAGGACCAGGTGAATAAACTATCTCCTGCAGATAAAAGTATCTTAAAGAGAGAAATAGAGCGTCTTAGAAGCGGTGTTCCTATAGGAGCAAGCAAGGAGGCTGAACCTGGTTATAGATTGCAGACCAAGCCAACAAGACAAAAGACATTCCAAGAGCTACTCGCAACTCCTCGACCATCAAAAGAGGATAAAGCTAAGGCTCGTAAGATGGCTATGGAGGAAGAGAAACTCAGCTTGGCGAAACAGAAAGAGATCAACCAAGATACACGTAAGTATTTTGAAGAAACGATGA